TCATCTTGGGTCACCTCAAAGTCTGTACCATCAATGGTTACAGTATAAATAGGCTCCTCAGAGTTTTCTTGTATATCTTCCGACTCAGATGTTTCTTGGACTATTTCCTCACTTAAAGGTTCTTCACCTTGATCTTTGTAAGGAACGTCACTTGGGTTTACAGTTTCCTCGCTAGAAGTTTCTACCTCTGCTTCTTCTGTTGTTTGTGTAGATTCAGCTACTGCTGTTTCTACAGGTGTTTCTGCAGCATCATCTCCAGTCATCAGACCTTTAATAATATTTCCTGCATCAACTACGTTAGTTGGTTGGCTATCTGCCATAACAACCTCCTTATTAAATGTTACACTCCCTTTTGGGTTGGTGTATTCGATTTAAGTCGAATTTTTTTTGAGCTGATTGATTTGAGTTGCAGCGAGCTTTCCTGTTTCCATTACGGTGCGAAAGTGATTCTCCACTTTGTCAGTAATGTGGTATGCTTGCCATAAGACTTTTCTTACTGCATCCTCATCATGTTTTGTTTGAAGTAGGGCATCTTTGTATTCTGCTTTTAGCATTTCAAATGCCTCTTTAAACAACGGTTCGTCAAGAAGTAGTTTGGCTTTCTCGCCTCTTGAAACTTCTTTACTTAGTTTGCTTTGGTTCATTAGTTACGTTTTGCATGATTTGTTGTGCTTGGTCAAGTTGTTTATCAACACTTTTTTGTGCTTGTTCTCTTAACTTGCCTTGCTGAACTAAATCTTCTTTTGCTAAAACTGCATCCCTTCTGATTTCAGCCTCATTAATCTTGGTTCCGTATTGTAATTCTAATTCTTTAATACGAGTTTCAAACTTCAGTATCATTTCTTGATAGCTTTTTTCTAATTCTTTTATTCTAATTTCACTATCCATTTGTTTTCTGTAGTTCTCACCTTGAACCTGTAACTGCGATACTTTTTCAAATTCTGTTGGTTGCGGTGGTTGAGGAGGTGGCATTTGTTGCATACCTACATCTGGATCTGTAAAGAACAGACCAGTATTTTTCAACCCTGCGTTTTCAACAATTTTTGAAAGTGTGTTGTAAATATTTCTTAGGTTAACCATTGGTCCAGCAGGAGTGCCTTGTAGCTCTAATGCTTTTAATTGAGTTTGTAAGATGTTATTTAGGATTGAAAGTTGTTGATCTCTTGATCCAGTTCCAAGTCCTACGTTAATTGAAACATTACATCTGTTTCTCCACTCCATCGGTCTAAATGGTACGAATGAATTTCTGATTTTTATGATTCTTTCTTTGTCTTGATGTTTAACCACCAATTCAAATATTTTTCCAAACATATCTTTAACGCCTGTTTCGGCAAAGATACGTGCAATCAACTCGACTCTCATTTGAGCTTGGGTTAAAATTACATTAACACCAGTTGCTGTTTTGTTAAGAGAGTCAGCATCCATGCCTTGCGAGTATCTTGTTATTCCTGTACGTTGTTCTCTTACTGTGTCAAGATATTCAAGGAGTGGAAATGCTTGTTGATTAATAGTTTGTGTTTGCATTGGCATCATCACTTGACCTGGCGAACCTTTAGTTCTAACTACGCCACCTGGTCGGTTAGTGAGTAAGTCGTCAAGATTAACTTGACCATCCATAACTGCAACTCTGTTGTTGTTAGTTAGATACATATTATCTAACAACTGCCTCATAACTGTTGACTTAATAAGTTGTAAGTCCTCAGTCATTTCAGAAACTGATCTACCGAAGAACCTATGAGGAACCATGATCGGTGTGATAGAAATAAATGGTATGCTATCGCATAATTCATCATCTAAAATACTATAGCCACCTGTACCAGCCATAGTTACTTTTCTTAATTTCGCAATGCCATCGCCTTCAACATCCATTTTCGCATAACATTCAAAAACTGTTATTTCATCTGTAGATGCTTCGCCTGCATTACTATCATAGTCATAATCTAAATTATTATAACGAGTAATTTTTTCTTCGTTGTATTTATCTGATATATCACTTGGTAAAGAGTTAACTAGGTCTGCATCAAACCCTGCTTCAATAAGCTGTGATCTTGTTTGTGTTGTACGGTGTGCAAGAAAGTTTGCATCTTGTAAACTCTTTGCTCTACGTTCAATTAAAAACTCTTCAGGTGGTATAGCTTCAATTTTAACTTTGCCAAATGTTTCAATTCTTGTAATAACGCAATCATGCAACATAGGAACTGGTTGATCTTCTATTTGCTGCATCAACATAGGATCATCTGTTTGTTCCATCATTTTTTGTTTTGCAGTAATAGCATCTTCGTCAGAATATTCTGAGTGTTCTTTTACTTCAACACCATCTTCATCAATAAGCATAGTGTATTCATCATCACTTAGTTTTTCGTAAGTTTCTTGTTCTCGTTTTTCAGATGTATTCCAATATATTTTTGCAATTCCGTTTTTTTGTATTAATGCGTCTTTGAATAGTGTGTAAAGTGCAACAAACCCATCGTTATCTTTATTGAATACGTAATTCAAATAATCAGTTGCCTGTTTTGCAACTTCTTCATCTTCTGCTGTGACAGGATCACATCTAACAACATCATCACTAGCTGCAAATGTTCTAAGTAGTGTTGGTAGAATTGATTCAACTACATCACTGACATCTGTTGAAACAACTTGTGAACGACCTTCTTGCTCGTTACCAAATGGTTCACCAAAATAATATTCTAAAGATTTTTGTCTTTGGGTTGTTATGTCTGAACCAATGTAACCAAGTGAAGCGTTAATTTCTGATTGCAATACTGCTGTGACTTCTGGTTCTGTTAAGGGTTTTCCTTTTGCCATATTAAACTATATACCTTGTATCTACGTTAATTTCTGTTTTCCATTGACTCTTTGTGTCAGGATCTATCGCACAACCATAGCGAAACGCATCAGATCCATGCGAACTCCAGTCGTGCAACGGTTTGTTTTTAAATGTCTGCATCTTATCATCATACTCTTTACGGTATTGTCGCAAACATTCAATACCAAGTTTACACCTATTACGATCAAACCAACACTTATCAAGCGTGTTTCTAACAGACTCAATACCGTGTTGTATTTCTAATTTAGGACATACATCAAAATTAACTCCAAGTTCCCTTGCAACTTCTAATCTTGATTTACCTGTACCTAATTCACGTGCCACTATATCGTGTGGTGCAATGTGTCTACCGTAATTGTATGCTTTTTCTTTTAAAACATCTGCATAATGTGCAAGTGATTCTCCAGACGTTTCGTAATAATCTATAAGGTGAACTTCCTCACCTACTCTTTGTGCAAACCAAATTGCAGTTGAATCACCAATCCCTAAATCCCACCATGTTTCTACATCTACGTTTAGATCGTATTCAACATCTACAATTCGATTCTCTTTCTCAGCTTTTTGTATCTGCTTACCATAATAAGCACCAGATACTGCAGCTTGGAAACTACATTCAAACTCTTGTTCGTACTGATCTTCTGGCATGGTTGCCCTAGCTTCTTCAAGCTCATCAGCATCTATAACTTCTGTTTCAGAAGCTCTATATAAAACCGCCTTCCAGTCTCCACCTCTGCGTTTTGCAAGGTCGTAGACATCCCAGAACTGATTATGACCCATTGGCGTACCAATGAATATAACATAGCCTAGTTTGTCAGAAACTGCAGGTCTAACTACCTCAGTCCAAGTACGAGGCGACATTAAAGCGAACTCATCCATACAGACACCATCAAACCCCAAGCCTCTAAGGGCATCTGGGTTGTCAGCACCGAATATTTGTAAACGTGAACCATTCCACAGGTCTACCTTTAATTCGGTCTCATGTCTACTCCCCCCTAATTTCATTAAGGGTTGGGTGTATTCCTTTAAATAGTCAAAAGCCACGTTCTTACCTTGTCGATAAGTGGGTGCAATGTATGCCAAGCGTTGATTTGGTTTATTTAACGCTGTTTTTATTAAGTGGTTTATTGCAAAAACTGTTTTACCAAACCTACGATGACAACATATAACATTAAAGCGTTTTAATTGATTATGGAGTTCTTTTTGTAAGGGTCGTGGTTTGTAAGGTATTTCAATCTTCAAACTATTCCTTCCATTTAACTTCTATTTCGACTGGCTCGTCTTTGTCTCCTTGTAGTTTTTGGTCTATTGAGGATAGTCTAGGGTGTACAAAAGGTGCAGCTTTCTCGGCAGCCCACATCTTTTTTTCAGGGGATGTTTTTTTGTCGTTCAGGATGTTCAGCATATATTGTAGGGGAGTTTTAGCTCCCTTACGTAGCATTTTTTCTAATCTTTCGTGCTTAGTGCCTGCGGTGACTCCTCTTGGTCTACCTGCTCCTGGTCTCTTGCCTCCTCTTTGTGCCATTATGCTATAGATACAATGATCCCTATAACAACAATAACAACTACACCAGCTTTGATGTAATCTTTAGTTTCCCATAATCGGTAATCTTTTACCCATTCGATAATTGCGTTTATTTTGTCCATAATGTTCTCCTTAGTATGGTTTTCTCTTTTTTTTCATTGGTTAACCTTTCTAGATAGCAAATTTCTTCATTAAATCTTGCCATTCTTTAAACGTCAGGCTTTTTTTTGATCTAAGCCATTCAGGCATAGTATCATCGCCAAATTTAGATTTCTTTTTTTCCGCTATAGAACGTCTAGTTCTTGTTTCTGATGGTTTTGGTCTTGCCATAAACTCTCCTTATTCTTTAGGAAACATATTAAGGTTCCCTGCTACTGTTCTGCGTTCCCCTTTACCCTCAAAAGGATAAACGGTGTGTTGACACCATGATGGAAACATTAATAATT